AGTGCGTCATATGGACTATGGAGTACAGTTTAATAAACTTATGTACGAAAGACTTATTAGTGGCGGTAATATAACATTGTTTAGTCCACAAGATGTTCCAGGACTTTATGATTCGTTCTTTAACGATCAAGATAAATTTCAAGAACTATACGAAAAGGCAGAACGTATGACTAGCATTAGGAAAAAGTCTATCCCTGCAATAGAACTTTTCAGTGCCTTTGTAACAGAAAGAAAGGACACAGGTAGAATTTATTTAATGAACGTCGACCATGCTAATACTCATGGTTCCTTTATAGAAGAAGTGGCACCAATTAAGCAAAGTAATTTATGTTGTGAAATTGATTTACCTACCAAGCCTTTAAACGATGCAAAAGATGAAGAAGGCGAAATTAGTTTATGTACATTAAGTGCAGTTAATTGGGGTGTTTTAAAAGACTTACAAGAGATGGATAAAATATGTAATCTAGCAGTTAGAGGATTAGATGAATTATTAGACTATCAAGAGTACCCTGTTATAGCGGCTGAACTTAGTACAATGAAAAGACGTCCATTAGGTATAGGTATTATTAACTTTGCTTATTGGTTAGTTAAGAATGATACTAATTATCAAGATCCTAATTTAGAACTTGTTGATGAATGGGCAGAAGCATGGAGTTACAGTTTAATTAAAGCAAGTGCAGATCTGGCAATAGAGAAGGGCACAATAGCAGGTAATAATGAAACAAAATATGGACATGGTATTACACCTAATCAAACATATAAGAAAGATGTTGACGAATTAGTTAAACACAAAGAAAGACAAGATTGGAAAGGATTGCGTAAGCAGTTAAAAGAAACTGGTATTAGAAACAGTACACTAATGGCACTTATGCCTGCTGAAACATCAGCACAAATTAGTAACAGCACAAACGGTATTGAGCCACCACGTAGTTATGTAAGTATTAAACAAAGTAAACATGGTGTGTTAAAACAAGTGGTACCTGGCTATCCTTATTATAAAAATAAATATGACTTACTATGGGATCAGAAGTCACCGCAAGGTTATTTAAAAATAATGGCGGTCCTACAAAAGTACATAGATCAGGGAATTTCGGTAAATACATCTTACAATCCAGAACATTACGATGACGAAAAAGTTCCAATGAGTGTACTGATACAAGACATCTTAATGTTTTATAAGTATGGTGGTAAACAGTTGTACTATAATAACACATACGATGGGCAAGGCGAGATTGATATTAATAAAGACGATAAACTAGAAGATTTGCCACAAGGCGAATTAGATGACGAAGATTGCGAGAGTTGTAAAATATAATGACAGTATTAAATACAAAAAATAGAGTAGATCATACTAAAGTAAAAATGTTCTTAGACCCAACAGGAGGTCCTGTAGTACAAAGATATGATACACTAAAATATAAACAGTTTGATAAACTAACTGATAAACAGTTAGGATTCTTTTGGCGACCAGAAGAAGTAGATATTCTTAAAGATGCAACAGATTTTAAAAATCTATCAGAACACGAACAACATATCTTTACCTCCAACTTAAAGAGACAAATATTATTGGATAGTGTACAGGGTCGCTCTCCTAATATTGCTTTTCTGCCTGTGGTAAGTCTTCCTGAATTAGAAACATGGATAGAAACTTGGGCATTTAGCGAAACTATACATAGTAGAAGTTACACACATATTATTAGAAATGTATATGCAAATCCTAGTAAAGTATTTGATGAGATGTTAGACATCAAAGAAATATGTGATTGTGCAGATAGTATCACAGAAAACTATGATAGGCTTATAGAATATAATCTACTCAGAGATACAGGTAGTAAAAAATACGATATTTATGAACATAAGAAACGTATCTGGAAATGTTTAATGAGTGTAAACATATTAGAAGGCGTACGTTTTTATGTATCATTTGCTTGTAGTTGGGCTTTTGCTGAACTTAAAAGAATGGAAGGCAATGCAAAAATTATTAAACTTATTGCACGTGATGAGAATGTGCATTTGGCAAGTACACAGCAAATGCTAAAGTTTTTACCGCAAGAAGATAAAGACTTTGCTAAGATTAAAAAAGAAACAGCAGAAGAATGTAAACAAATGTTCATAGATGCAGTAGAGCAAGAAAAAGCATGGGCTGAGTATTTGTTTAAAGACGGCAGTATTATAGGACTAAATGCAGAACTATTAAAACAGTATGTGGAGTTTATTGCGGCCAAACGTATGCATGCCGTAGGCTTAGAAAAGATATATAATAGTGGTACAAATCCTTTACCTTGGACTCAACAATGGATTACAGGTAGTTCAGTACAGGTTGCACCACAAGAGACAGAAATATCATCTTACGTTATTGGTGGTACAAAACAAGACGTAGATGGAGACACATTTAAAGGCTTTAGTTTATGATAATAGAATTAAAAGAATTACTAGGAAAAGTAGTAACAATAAAAACTCTTACAGGATTAGAAATGATAGGTACATTGATATCTACTAATGACGATAATAATTTAATCGTACTTACACATCCTAGAATGGTAGTATTAAGCAATACAGGCGATAATGAAAATAATTCAATTGCAGTAGTTCCATTTACATTTACATCCATAACAGATCAAATTTCATTTACAACAGATAAAGTTTTATCAGTCAGCGAAACAATAAAAGAAAGTGCTGAAGATTATCTAAAAATTGTTGAAGAAAAACCAGAGAAAAAGAAGAAAAAGTAGATAAATACTTGTATGCCAAGTACATGTGGAATATTTACAAGTGGAACTGTCTGTGCTGTTACAATTAATACAGGTGCTAAATCAGTATTTGTTGAAAGTTCACCACTAAGTTTAGTAGGGGATCAAGTTGCTCCCCACGGCGAACCTCCTCATTCCTCATCTTTTATAGTTAACGGTTCTAATACTGTATTTGCAGAAGGACGACCTATTACTCTTGTAGGTAGTGCAACTACATGTGGGCACCCTATAACATTTGGATCACTAACAGTATTTGCAGGCTTCTAATGCCTAATTTGGTCTCTGTAAAAGGCCCCCACGCCAGAAACGATAATAACTTTATTCGAATACAATGGAACATGGGTAATTCTTGTAATTACGAATGTGAATACTGCCCTCCCCAATTACACGATGGAAGTAAACCCTGGTTAAATAAAGATCAATATATAGAAGCAATTAAAAAGTTTTCAACTTATTATAACAGTTTAGATAAACGTATAGATTACGAACTTATAGGCGGAGAGGTTACAGTTATACCAGGGTTCGAAGATATAATAAGAACAATAAGTGAGTACAATACAACTAGTACAGTATACACAAATGCCAGTAGAACAGTTAATTGGTGGTCTAAAGCAAAGCATTATATGAATGCAGTTGTATTAACATTTCATCCTTTATCACAAGACAAGCAACACTTTATAGATGTCATAAATGAAATAAAAGACAACGTATTTATAGATATAAACATTGCTGGGATAGGCGGACAAGTAGAAGATTTAGGTAATTTTGTAGAAGAACTTAGAAATTTATTTTTATATTGTGAGCATAACAATTACAATCATGTTAGTATATGCGTAAAGACTATGTATAAGAAGCTCTTAGGTCGTCATAGTAAGCAACAAACATACTGGGAATATACTGAGCAGGAGAGAAATATATTAGAGCGACCAGGAATAAAGCAACAAGAAATAAGAAGAGAATCTAACGTAGAAGACAATTTTCCTGCACCTGACCCAAATGCTTTTATGACAGAATTTTTATACGATGATGGTACTGTAGAATATGTACAAGGACATCAAATAATAGATAAAGGACTAAATGCATTTAGAGGACTACGATGCCATTTAGGATTTGAAAGTCTTAATATAGATGCAAGTGGAGAAATTTATAGTAGTTGGTGCGGTGCAAAAAACTTTGGTAATATATCAAACAATACATGGGAGTTACCTGAAGCAAAGACTGTATGTCCTTTTGATTTTTGTAATAATATATCTGATATTTCTATAACGAAAACTCTATAGTCTTTTTCTCACTATTAGCAAATTCACAAAGTATACTGTATATATTAGTATGGTACTGATCTTTGTATCTTATTCTTCTACCGAATGCTTCTGGCGTCCAATCAGGAATATAAGCATTAGTAATAATAGACATTTTTTCTATGCTATCAAACATGTGTCCTTTATAAGAAATACAATTAATATTGTTATAAGATTCTTTACATGCTATATCAGGTAAACTAGCATCTAAGATACTAATTCCTGTATCTACTACATAGTTTTTTAATAAGTGCCAG